GGCGTGAGGCCGGGGAGATGGCACGCTCCCCGGCCTCACCTGTTGCAAGGACTACGCGTTCACCAGCAGGCGGAACCCCAGGTCGTTGACCGAGTTGCCGCCGACGCGGGCGTAGGCGAACCAGCCGCGCTGACCGGTGGGCCGGTTGTTGGTGATATCGAACAGCGTCGGCACCAGCTCGACGGACATGCCGCCACGCCGCGCGATGACGTAGTTCTGGAAGTCGCCGACCACGGCCAGGCCGATGGTCGCCGCGGTCACGGTAGTGACATCCGGCATGTATGGGGACTCGTAGACGCCACTGTTGAACAGGGTGTCGGCCCAACCCTCGGGCAGGTTCGCGGTGTATCCGTGGTAGACGTTCGCGGTGCCGAGCTGCCGGATCGCGTTGTTGACGTTGACCGACATGAGCCAGTTGGCCCCACGCCGGAACTTCTGCGGCAACGCCGCCCATACCTTGTACGGGTCGGCCGCACCGACCGCCGGAGCGGCAGTGAGGGTCACCCGAACGTTGGTGTTGGCCGACAGCGCGGTGAGGATGCCGTTCGGCTCACCCGAACCGGTGCCGCGGGTGAACTTGTCGACCAGCAGCTCGTCGTAACCGGCGGCGAGCAGTGAGGCCATCTCCTCGGCGAACGCAGGGTAGTCCTGCCCGAGCTCGATCGAGTAGGGGATGAACCCACGGGCCATGTTGACCGTCACCGACGGCTGCGCCAGGGTCGGCGAATCATCGGAGACCGCCGACGCCTCAGCGTCGAACGACCACGACACACCCGCGGACGACACGCCCTTCCACGAACTGGTGTTCGTGGTGACCTGCCGAGCCAGCTGCAGGAACGGATTCCCCGACTCCTGCGCGGTGAGGATGATCGACGGGTCGATGAACACCGGAATGCCGAAGCCACCGGCCGTGGTCGTGCCCTCGGACATGGCGCGGTACTCCTCGAACGCCTGGACCGCGTGCCTCTCCTCATCGGACAGGATCGGGTTCGGGCGGGTGACGAGCTTCAGCCACGCTTCGCGGTAGTCCTCGTTCTCGGTGACCAGGACGCGGCGGGCGATGTCGGTGTCCTTGCGGACCTGACGCTCGACCTCGTCCTTCTGGGCGGCGGTCATGTGCGCGGTCGACGTGCGGTCGTCCAGCGTCCGCAGCGCCTTGTCGCGGGCCTCGGCGTTCGTCAGCCGACGAACGTCGGAATGACCGTCGTCGCCGAACCGAATGTTGGCCATGGCACGCTCGACGGCCTTCGGCTTGCGCCGGAACACCTCGGCGATCTTGCGGTGTTCCTCGAGCTTCTTCTCCGCGATCGCGCGGACGGTCATGCCGTAGTCGAACGCCGACTGCTCGTCCGACGTCAGGTCCCGCAGTTCACCCTCGTCGGTCTGGTGGAGGGACTGCAGGTGCGCGTCGAGGACGGTGATGTACTTCTGCAGCTCGTCGGGGGTCTTGCCGCGGAGCTCGTCCGGGGTGCCCCCGTCGAGGCCTTCCACGGTCTTGCCGCGGAGCACCTCGGGGATTTCGATCTGGTCGCTCACTTGATGACTCCTGCCATGCGGAGCACCCGGTCACGGGTGCGCATCTGATTGCTGACGGTTGACGCGTGGCCGTTCCCTGGCTCCACGTCGGGGTCACCCGCATCCGTGCTCCGCGCATCGGACATCCCGGTGAGATCTGGTAGCGGTCGGCCGGCGGCGCGGACGGCGGCCTCGAAGGCGCTCGTGTCCCGCTGCCGTAGCCGGTCGTAGAACTGGTCAGTCACGGACCGCACCGACGCTGACGCCTTGGGGTTCGCAGGGAACGTCACCGGCCCGAACTCCATCACCTTCGCCCGAGTGATCGTTCGCTCCGGGATCCCCATCGGGTTGTGCCGCGACGTCCCCGGCTCGTCGTCCCACTCGTCGGCGGTCACCCACATCCGGAATGAGGCACCGTACACCCCGGCCTTCAAGCCCGGGAGGAGTTCCCGGTTGTAGGTCGTGTCGAACAGCAGCACCTCGAAGTACGGGCCCTTGGTGCGGGACTCCAGAACGTCGATGGGGCCGAGCACCTTATTGCCGATGGTGTCGAACCCATGGTCGAACAGGACCCGCATCGAGTCACGGTCGGCGGCGATCGTCTCCTCCGCGAACCCCTGAGCGGTCCGCTCGAGGAACTTGCCCTCCCACATGGAGTCGACCTCGTACCACGTATCGTGCGCGGAGAAATATCCGATCAGGGTACCCAGCGAGTCGTCAGCGGCAGCGCGGAGTTCTGGTGCTGCGGACAGGGCGCGGACCACGTCGACCTGCAGGGAATCCATGGCTCACTCCTGTCCGGTGGGTGCGATCGAGGTAGCGGGGGACGTGACGGAGCCGGGTGGCTGCAACTGGACGGAGAACAACCCAGAATGTTTCAGCAGGGACATGTCGTCAGCCCTGACGGCGGCAATCACCGAGTCCGGCAGATAGCCGGCGTCCAGCAGCTGCCGGATCGTCTGTGCCTTCGTGGCCTGGATGTCGGCCGCGTCCTTGCCGTCCTCCCGCAGGAGCGGGATATCACCGGCGTCGAACCATAGCTCGCTGTCGCTCGGCACCTTCACCAGCGGCGCGAGAGACGCGCACAGGTCCTGCAGGTTCGGATACACCCACGTATCGGCGAAGATTCGCCGAGCAGCGATGAAGTTACCCTGATTCAGGCTGCTGCCAGCCAGCCCCTCGCTGATCCCCAGTAGCTGTGCGGGCACTCGGGACAGGCTCGCGATGCGGGTCTCGCCCGATGCCTGGACGGACTTGAAGTCGATCTCCTGCAGGTTCGACCCGACGACCGTCGCATCCGCACCCGTGGTCAGATACAGGGTGCGGTAGGCATTCGCGATCCCCGTGTGACGTTCCTCAAGCATCTCGACGATCTCGTCGAACTGGCGCTTGTTCGCTGCGGGGATTCCCTTGACCACGAGGTTCGGGGTGGCGCCGTTGGTGAAGTACTTCAGCTTGTGCTCGGTCGCGGACTTATCCGACTGCATGTCACGGATCGCCGGCGTCAGCCACGACATCCCCAGTTCAGGGGACTCCGGGTCTGGGATCGGCGACCAATGGGCGATGTCTTCGACATTCAGTGATGTCAATTGCCCCGACCCGCCGACAATCCCACCCGAGCGGTACAGGTAGCCGATGACCTCGCCGTCAATGGCGTGCATCGGGTCATCGGGCTCGAGGTCCGAACCGTAGAGAATCGCTACCCAGTCCGGCCGCAACACCCTCAGCCGCGACTCGCGACGGTGCACATAGGCATTGCCTGCCAGTCCGGCCGACCACTCCATCCGCGACAGCAGCTCACCGGTCGTCGCCCGCGGCCACGGGTTCTCCAGCGGCGCTAATGCGGTCGTCCCGAACGTCCGGCGGGGTGAACGAGACGTCGCCCGGTTGCGGAACACGAACCGCGCCTGCGACAACACCAGCCCGCGGACCATCTGCGCCGTGAACGCCGGCGGGCTCTGCCGCAGCACGTTCATATACCCGGGCAGCGACTGCGCGACCTCCTGCAGCTTCTGCCCGGCGTAGGTGGTGTTCAACCCGAACTGGTACTGGTTGCCGCCATAGGCGAACGTGTTGATGGCGTCGCTGAGATAGTCGTCGACGCTGTAGCGATTCTCGTCCCGCCCGCCTGACCGCGCCGCGGAAATCCGATCAAGCAGACCCACGGTTCCGCCCGCCTCGGGCGTCGGTCCAGCCCAGCTTCACCGCGACGCAGGCCCAGGCGACAGCGAGCCACACGGCGCCGAACGCCTTCGCCGTCAGCCACCCGATCCCGTACAGGACCCCGGCGACGATGCGGAGCAGAGTGACACCGAAGCGGACCTGTCTTGCCTCGACCGTGATGCGGTCGACCGGCACCCGGTCGAGGACGTCAGACATGCCGTGTTCCTCTCTATCGCCAGGAGCCGAAGAAGGGCTGCGCCAGTGCTGTAAGGCCGTGTCTGGCGAGAGTGGCCGCAACGAGCGTTGTGATGTCGCCTTCCCGGTCATCCCAGGCCCAGCGACCACCAAGAGGACGCGTCACCCCGATCTCAATTGCAGACCGGAGTCGAGGATCACCGCGATGTTTCAGGTCGCCGGTCTCCATGACCGCGGTGTAGAAGGCCCCGCATGCCTCGGTCACCTCAGCGCTGGCCACTGCCTTTAGCGGAATGCCCCGTTGGGACAGCTCAGGGATCAGCGTGTTGGCCTGCGTTATCGGATCCACGACAACCGACGTGCCCCACTTCTTCGCCAACGCTTCGATCCGGTCAGGCAACTGGTCGGCCACCCACGCCACGCCTGACTGATGCTCGACAACCTCGACGACCGGGACGCCCTCAGCCGTACGACCGGCCACCACGACAGCCGCCTTGGACCTATCCCGGGCAACATGGACCGCAAAGATGACCGGATCCACCATTTGCGCCTGTGTATCGATCCGCTCATCCCACTTGAAGAGATTGATCAACCCGAGACCGGCACCGGCCGGTAGCGTCGGCCAGATCGACAGTCGCTCCCGCCCGAATCCCTCATCGGACATCGCCTCGCGCTCAGCAATGATCGACTCCTCCGACAGCCGGTACGGAGCCCCCGGACTCGCGTACTCCCAGTTCACCCGATTACCCAGGTCCACTGCGACCTCTGGATCGTCCGAATCGGGAGGCGTCCACTCCATCCAGGCCAGATACCGGGCCTGACCCGAACGGCCACGGTCACGGACTCGCGTGAACACCTCGGGATGATTCGTGTCCGGACCAGGCACCGTCCCCGCATACAGGATGTGTTTGGCCGGCTGCGCCGAGAGTGCGGGCATGATCGCCTCGACCGCGGCGTCCGACAACTCTTGCGCCTCATCCAACCCGAGCCGTTGGGGTGAGAAGCCCCGACCGCTCGACTTGGACCGCGCGAGGAACCGCAACCGCGACCCATCGACTAACTCGATGCCTTCCTCACCGTGAGCCGCGTTGATCCGTCTCACTCGACGGCGCAGGTCGTCCGACCCGTCGATCCACCCGCGGATCCGGATGAACGCTTCAGTGGAGGTCTTAAACTGGTGCGCGGTCCACAACTGCAACCGCATCCGCTCATCCAGGAACAGACCGTGTAGGAACACCGCCTCGAGGCAGGCGCCTTTCCCATTCTGCCGGGATACCAGCATCCCGACCTCAGGAGCAGCCCACAGCCCGACCGCGTTCTCAGCCATCGCGACCCGCACATACAACTGCTGCCAAGGGTCGAGACACAGCCCGACGGACTCAGCGAGTTCAATCGCTTCCAGGCCGGCGTCTTCGGTCGCGTGCGGTGGGCGATTCAGGATTCTTGGCTCCTGAACGCCGAGCAGCCCTCTTGGCGGCGAGATCGTCAACCTTCGATCCCTTCGGTACGGCCAGAGTCGACAGCTCGCGCAGCACGTCAGCGAGCTGTTTGGCCAGCGGCGCCGTCTTGTCCGGGTCCACCGCCTCAAGGCGAGCCGCCAGGAAGTCCCTCAGGGCCTCCAGGGATGCCCGCCTATCCCCAGCCGCAACGACCTTCGCGAGCCCGTCTGGCGACCGCTCAGAGCCAGCCACGAGCCATCCATGCATGACGCGGGGGGAGAAAAGTTTGAC